AAGCTACGTTCATTATCCCCCTCAATAACCTAGCCGGTGCCCGTTTCGACCGCCCTAAGGACGTGCCCGCAGTAAAGCCCTTTGGTGTCGCTAACTTGAGCAAATCTGCCTCGTGAGTGATAAGCTGTCTTCTCGTAGAATAGCCTCCAGCCAGGGCAAGAAGGACGAAAAGGGGATGTATGTCTCTGTTAAACCTGCGTCTGCCTTCAAGCTGGAGGACTTTCTATTTGATAAGCAGCTTAAGCTAGTACAAGATCCAAGACCATTTAAGGTCGCAGTGTGCTCAAGAAGAGCAGGGAAAACGGTAGCTTGCGCTGCCGATCTGGTATTCACCGCCCTCAATACCCCGGATGTGGTGTGCCTATACATCACCCTCTCCCGCAACAATGCTAAGAAGCTGATCTGGCCCGAAATCGAGAAGCTAAACCGCAAGTACACCCTCCTCGGTACTATGGACAATACCGAGCTATCTATCAAGTTTCCCAATGGTTCTATAGTCTACCTCTCCGGTGCGAAGGACCAATCAGAAATTGAGAAGTTTCGAGGACTTGCACTTAAACTCTGCTATATTGACGAGTGTCAATCATTTCGCAGTTATATCCAGGACTTAATCGATGATATTATCTCTCCTGCCCTTATGGATTATGCTGGCAATCTGGTCTTGATCGGCACTCCAGGACCTATACCGGCGGGCTACTTCGCTGAGATTGCTGGAGTTGTACAAGGTAAAGAGGGCGCAGCCTCCAACTGGTCCAATCACGGCTGGACCTTCTTCGACAACCCTTGGATTGCAACGAAGAGTGGTAAGACGCACCAAGAGGTCCTTGACAGAGAACTTAGACGCAGAGGCGTCACTTCCGATGACCCAAGCATCCAGCGTGAGTTTTTCGGCCATTGGGTCCTCGACTCCGAAAGTCTCTGGATCAAATATACGCCGGAAAAAAATCACTTCGATGCGCTCCCGACGATCGCCCCGAAAAAGTGGAACTACATAATGGGTATCGACTTAGGTTATGTGGATGCCGACGCTATCGCGGTGCTAGCTTGGTCTGAAGACTCTCCAGTAACCTATTTAGTCGAAGAATGTGTAGTGAAGAAGCAAGGATTAACTGAGTTAGTTGAGCAGATTCAGGACCTTAGGAAGAAGTATGACGTCACCAAGATGGTGATTGACGAAGGCGGTCTAGGAAAGAAGCTGGCAGAGGAGATGCGGAGACAGCATGGTATCCCCGTAGAACCAGCAGACAAGACCCGTAAGCAGGAAACCGCTGCCTTCCTCAATGATGCCCTCCGCACCGGTAGGTTCATGGCTAAGAGGCACTCCAAGTTTGCTCAGGACTGTAACCTTGTGGAAGTGGATAGGGACAAGAGCACCCCTGATAAGATCAGGATTAGCGATAAGTATCACAGTGATGCGCTGGATGCCACATTATACGCTTTCAAACAGTCACCCGCTTATGCTTATCAGGAGCCAGAAAGAAAACCTGCAAGAGGAACAGCGGCGTGGTATAAACAAGAAGAGAGTCAGATGTTTAACGACGCCGTAGCTCATTTTAAAGAGCTAGAAGAACAGAAACGGCGCATCGGCGGGGAATATGACTAAAAAGTGTACAAAATGTAAGCTCGATAAAGACCCCGCCGAGTTTGTTGTATTAAGTTCGCATTCCTCGGGAAGAGGGTATCGTTGCAAGGAATGCCACAGGGCAGTATGCAGGGAGTACGCAGCTAGAAACAAAGATAAAGCCTATCTAAACGCTAGTCGATGGAGTAAGGCGAACAAAGAACGTAAAAATGAACAGAGTTTGGCTTGGAAACGCCGAAATCCAGAGAAGATGAAAGAATACACCCAAAGGAATGCCGGTAAACGCAACTCCTACACAGCTAAACGATGGGCGGCTAAGCTCCAAGCTACGCCCCCTTGGTTGAACAAAGAGCAGCTACAGGAGATTGCAAGCTACTATGAATTAGCTAAGGAACTTCAATGGCTTAGCGAAGAACCTTTAGAGGTGGATCACATGACCCCGCTTCAAGGCAAAAATATTTCTGGCCTTCACGTTCCTTGGAACCTTCAAATACTTCCTAGGCCTTTGAACAGGCGTAAGTCAGCTAAACTGTTACCTTAATACCCGCATTCTCACCTAAAAACACCCAAATCCCCTCTAACCGCCCATTAACTCATAATGAATTCCCACATATAGAGGCGGTACCCCTTAAATGAACCCATTTTTATTGTCTAAAAAGAATATTTCTGGTGCGATCATGACCACCAAGGTAAGAGAACCCGACGAGAAGCCCGAAGGAGAAGAGTCTAACGAAAACGAAGGGTTGCAAGCAGCTATGAGAGAGCTGACCACCGCAATCCAGACCGGCGACGACAAAGCGGCTGCACAGGCGTTTCAAGCAGCCTTCCAAATCTGCGAAAATCAACCCCACGAAGAAATTGAACACGATAACGATGAACAGGAACAGGAATAATTATGCCTCCTCTTTCTAAGGTATGGCGGGAAGCCAATAAAGAGCGCATCAAAGGCTATAAGCTAAAGCATAGTTTTGGGATCGATCTGGCGCAATATAATGAATTATTTGCTAAACAAGAAGGTAAGTGTGCGATTTGTTTGAGACATCAGTCAGAATTTAGTAGGGCATTAGCCGTGGATCATGACCATCTCACAGGAGAAATTAGAGGACTTTTATGTTCTGCCCATAATACCGCTTTAGGTCAATTTCAAGACGACATAGAACTGTTAGAAAAAGCAATAAGTTATCTTAAAAATAACAAAACCGGAATAAGGATAGTAAAATAATATGGCCCCATTATCACAAGGTAAGTCTAAGAAATCATTCGAGAAAAACTTTAAGACTGAGCTTGCTGCCGGTAAGCCAAAAGATCAATCGTTAGCTATCAGCTATGCGGTTCAGCGTAAGAACAAAAAGAAGATGGCTAAAGGCGGCCCTATCCAAGCTGGATCTGAGAAGCCCACTGCCGATTCCGGTGAAACCCATGCTTGCACCTATATGTGCAATAACGAGAAGCATTACAACGACAAAGGCGAACTCGTCCACGCCGGTTCCGAACGCCCTACGGCTGACTCCCACGAAGAGGGCGTAGAACACGCCTCCAAGCCCCACGACGCCGATGTGGAGCTTGTTAGAGGCGATCAGATGCGTCCTACCGCCGATACAGAAGAAAACTACAACGACGGTGAATCTAAAGAAGGACATGCAATGTCCAAACGCGCCGCATCTAGCCGCCCCACCGCCGACTCCGATGAATACGGCGAAACCGAAATGCTCGCTGAAGGTGGCGACGTTGAAGGCGAAGACGAGGATACCCACGTTGGCTCCCTCGCGGAAGCTATTGCCAAACGCCTTGCCAAGCACCTCATGGCAGGCGGCGGTAAGGTTCACGACGACGGTCTGGACGAAAGCTCCAAAGAGCACGGTAACTTTGAAGATGACCTCTCCTTCGACGCCCTTGGGGAAGAGCAGTTTGACGATGACCAGCTTGACTCCCAGCCTTCAGATAGCAACGAAGTGGGCGATGAGAGAGAGCACAAGTCAGAAGACAAGGAAGATAACTCCCTCATCGGTAAAATCCGCAAGCGCAATAAGAAATGATTTCTAAGTTATATCAGATAGTTAGACGGATATTTAATCTGATTACTCATACTAATAGCCCTTGCGCGGTGATTGATATCAATAGGAAAAAACTCAATGGAACTCGACCAACTGGAAAAGCTAATCAAACTCCTTAGAAAGACAGGCGTGCTCCATATCGTAACTGAAGGAGTCACCCTAACTCTGTCCCCAGAAGCCCCAGTAACGCACTACAAGCCCCGTGGACGCTCCGCTAAGGTAGACCCCTTCCTAAAGGCTATGGAAGAGTCCAAGGATGCCGCCACTCGCGCTAAGGCCAAGTTCATCAAAAACAACCCTCAAGTAATCGAAGAATCTCCAGTAGCGGGCGCACCCACTGAAGAGGACATGATGTACTGGAGCGTTGGAGGTAGCGGTCAATGAAGGTTACACCAAAGGGAAAGGGACACGCTCCTACTCCAGTAAAGACATTTAACACCAATAGTAGCTCCATCAAGAAGAAGATGGGCGCCTCACCCTACGCCTGGTGGAAAGCGAAAAGTAAACAAGAACGTAAAGACCAACTCCTAAGCACTGCCGAGTACCTCAAGAGTAATCAGAATTACCGGTATCGTCAAGCTGCTATCTATGCGAGATTATACGGGAATATGTCCTTGTTTTCGTTCATTGGCTCCAACATGGCTAAGATGGATCAGATGACCGGACTCCCCACCGACCGCCCCACCTTCAACATCATCCAATCAGCCACAGACACCCTGGTCTCCCGCCTCTCCCAATCCCGCCCCGCTCCCGTATTTCTAACCGACAACGGCGACTACAAAGAGCGTAACCTTGCGAAAAAACTAAACAATTTCATCCTCGGAGAGTTCTATCAAACCAAAGCCTACGATAAAGCTACCCTAATCCTCAGAGACGCGTTCGTAGAAGGCACCGGATGCCTTAAAGTCTACCGCACCGAAGACGACAAAGTAGGCATTGACCGCGTTCTCCTCACCGAACTGCTCATTGATCCGAATGAAGGCATCTACGGTGATGGTTCCCCCCGCCAACTCTACCAGCTCAAGCTAGTAGACCGCGAAGTGCTCAAGGAGGCTAATCCAGGGTTTGCTAAGGAAATCGACATTGCAGAAAGGGCTACTGTTGATAACTCAGCAGAATCTAACAAGTCTGTCTCCGATCTCGTCTTAGTAGTCGAAGGGTGGCGCTTGCCCTCCGGTAAAGACTCTGGAGACGGTAGACATACAATTGCGTGCTCCGGGGGCATCATCCATGACGAAGAGTTCACTAAGGACAAGTTTCCATTCGTCTTTTTGCACTACTCGCCAAGACTCCTCGGCTTCTGGGCTCAAGGTCTTGCCGAGCAGCTCATGGGAACCCAGCTCGAAATCAACTCCCTCCTCTTCACCATATCAAGAGCTATCAAACTCGTTGGTGTACCTAGAGTCTTTATTGAAGCGTCATCAAAGGTTAACGCAGCTCACTTCAACTCAGATGTCGGTACCATCATACCCTACATCGGAACTAAGCCAATCTTTGAAGTTGCACCTTGTGTCCCAGAAGAACTATACGCACAATTACAACGGCTTATCCAATATGGCTTCCAGCAATCTGGTGTGTCTGGAATGCAAGCGAGCGGCGAAAAACCGGCAGGGCTGAACTCAGGTGAAGCACAGCGCGTGTACGATGACATCGCTAGTGACCGCTTTGCAGCAATGTCCCGTAGATATGATAATGTTTTCGTGGACTTAGCCTACATCGTTATCGACGCCGCTAAAGACATCGCTAAGGAAACTGGAAAGTATCAAACTGTTTACCCTGGTAAGGACGGCACCAAGACTATTGACCTACCCAATATGAAGCTATTGGAGAACCCTTTCGTGATCCAGTGCTTCAACATGTCCTCCCTCCCCCGCGATCCAGCAGGACGCATGGAAAAGGTCGTGGAAATGATCCAATCGGGGATGATTACCATCAAGGAGGGTAGACGCCTCCTTGACTACCCTGATCTTGGACAGATGGAGAAACTGGCTAATGCATCCGAGGAACGTATCTTCCAATATCTCGATAAGATTGTCGAGGACGGTGAATATACAGGCCCCGACTCCTTCATGGACCTCCAACTGGCTAACGATCTCTGCGTACAGTACTATAATTTATACGTACCAGCGAAACTTGAGGAAGAAAGATGCCAACAATTGAGGAACTTTTTCACTCAAATTCAGGCTATCAAAACCGCAATGGCTCCCCCGCCTGTACCCGGTGCCCCTCCTGGAATGCCACCAGGCGCACCAGGAGCCTCTCCAGCAGCACCGCAGCCTACAGCTAACCCTCAAGCCACCCCCACAAGCCCATTAATCCCTAATGGAGCGAATCAAGGACAATAGCAATGAACTTCGCCAACCGAAGATGTTTTGAAATCCCCGACACCGCCATCATCGCCCCCGCCCAAAAAAGACTGCACTACTCCATTATCCCTATTGGAGACAAGGCAGCTCTATTGGAATGGCGCAAAGAACAGGCTATGCTCGCAGAGGCCCGTGAAGCTCGCGTTGCCCCCTTCAGAGCCGCCTCCCGCCAACGCGCCATAGACGGTGTTGCTAATCAA